GAAAGCATTGTGGCACAACGGTTACAGGTGATACAACCTCTGGTTTGACACCACTTTTACACCAATTCACTTTGAATTCAACATGGCTACTAAGGAGTGCCCCGTCTTTGACGGGGTGCTTTCTTTAGCCATCATACATATATCAGCGTAAAAAATAAGGGCAGGTTTGGGAAATCAAAATCCCATTCCTGCCCTTTTCTTTTTAGCAAAATCTGTACCGAAAAATATATAGTATTCGTGACAACGCACAAAAAATGAGAGCGTGCTTCAACAGCAGCTCTCATATATCTTGTCTATTTGACATTTACACCGAAGTCCTTTATAATGGCTTTTGTGGAATCCACCGTCCGCGTCGAGTTTCCGGGTTCAGTCATAGCCCATCTCCTTTGTAGACGGTGTACGGTTAAAAAGACGGTTGCCTGTCATCCCGCGAGTGCGGAATGGAGGCGTGTATGTAGCCCTCGCGGGAAATTTTTCTCAGGAGGTGACCATACATAACTCTTCAAGAAGTTTTTTGGATTGCGTCTATCTGCTGGATTCTTATCCAAGCATGGGACAAGTTCCGTAACAGAAAGAAGTGAGCCGTCTGTCGCAAGCAGAGCGGCTCACTGTAGTTTGAGGGTTAAACCCTCTTCCCAGTAAGAATGTATGTTTGTGGCAACCGTCTGGGTTTCCACCGCAGGGGGCGCTTGTTAGCAGCAGGCGCTCTCTGTGTTATTATTATAGACTACTTCAACGGTATTTGTCAAATGAATTTTCTGTTAGCGTTTTCTTTCGGATTTCTCCTACGTCAGCCTGTGGGAACCGCATAACCCTTAGTCAAGCTCCGCAAGTGTACGGACGCTGACCCCATCACTTGCTTCAACGCTACGGCTGACAGACCTGCTGCAGCCTACTCATAGAATATTTACACCCACAAAATATTCTTAGATATTATTTTCCAAATGCGATGATTGCGCCAATGATGCCAGATACAAGCAAGGTAGAGATGCAAGTAATGATTGCAACCTTGACAGTATTGACATTGTTGGCGATTTGCTTATACGGTTTGTTCTCGGTTTCATTAACCTTCTCAGACAATTTACGTTCGGTCTCCTGCCACGCTTTTGCTTGCGCATCTACCTTACGATTGGTGTCATCCACCTTGCCCTCGATATTACTGACACGCTGTGCAATGAGCTCAACGGAAGTAGCGATTTTATAGATAGCCTTCTGCTCACTCTGGATTTCCTTCAGCTCACCTTCTAAGTTGTCAATTCTGTGTGTATTGGACTTGCATCGCTGCTCAGTCTCAATTAACAGTACGGTCTCTTGCTCGGTCATAAGAGAAACCTCCTCGGATGATTATTTTTCCCCTTCCTTCGGCTCCACTATGGAGGCAATAGCAGAGTTCTGTTTCAACACGTCTTTCATTTCGCTGAGGGCGTCATCAACGTATTTGCTAAAGGTTTCAAAGGGCAAGACCTTTGCCAACCAAGGGAAACGCTCGCAGAACTTGTCGTAAACGGATGACAGCTTCAGTTTGCCCGTACCGGAACCGAACTCGCGCTCAGCGCCAAGAACAGCCTGCAGAAGCCATCCACGAATCTGCTCGTACTTCTTGTCGGTGGACAGGTTGCGCCAACGCAGGACAGCCATAACGCCGCCAACGATAAACACAATGCCAGTAACAATTACATACCAATTCTCCACAATAAATTCCATATGCAAACTCCTCTCTAAAAGATAGTGGGGCGGATTTCAGGTGCCGCCCTGCACCTTAGATTGCTGGGCTCTCCCAGCTTGGGTCTTCGACGAAGCCTTTTGCCTTTGCGCTTTCGAATGTGATACCACCAGCAGAATGGTCAGATTTACACAGGTTCAAATAAAATGCGCATACCACGCCATGTGCCGACCACGGCAATCCAACCATTGCCCCAATCCACGGCAGCGCTCCGGTATAGTTCCGCTTTACACAATAGAACGCTAAAAGTAACCCACCGACTGTAACAATCCACAGAAGAGAGCGGATATCGTCAATCAGCTTTTTTGAAAAAGCGTCCTGCTTGCTTGTGCGTTTTCTCCTTCGCCTTGCTTGCTGTCTGCTGCCGCTATATGTAGCCATCACGCTTTACCCATCAGTTTTGCAAAACGATAGAACAAAGCAGCAGCCTGTTCACGGGTAAGCTGGTCAGCCCAAGCATAGTTGGGTTCACCATTCACCTCAGTGCCAGTGCCATTGATGAGACCGTTGGAGATAGCCCACTCACGAGCTTCCTTACTCCAAGTGCCGCAGTCATTGTCCTGCAGCTCTGCACGGTACTCCTTCATCAGTTCCTTGAATGTGTCCAGAGTCATATCTTCATCCTCCTCTTTGCCGTCGCTGATTCTCTTTTTGAACTCTTCCCACTGTGCGTCGCCACTCGTCTTGTAATAGACATTCATGTCGGCGCAACACCACGGTCTCGGACAGAGTTTTCCGGTCACATCATAATGACGGATAACGTGGTCTGCAGGAATGTTGTACTGAGCCATCAGCTTCTTTGTCAACCATACGAGGTTGTCCACAACTTTTGGTTCGAAATACCAATCAGTATCAGAAGCCATAACCCTCTTGCGATTGATTTTGGAAGGGCGTGCTTCAATCCCGATGGAGTTAGAGTTGCGGCACTCAGGGTGCTTGTACTTGTTCGCACCACAGTGCCATGCGATGTCCTTATCGCGGACACAGCGATAGATGGTATCGCCCTCGTCAAGCGCATAATGGGCAGACGCTTGAATACCCGGTGTCTTGAAATATTCAGAGACACTCTTTGCAGTTCCGAGCGCACCGAAATAATGAATGACGATGTACTTCGGAGTCATGTTGCCTGAACGGAAGTTAACCGTTGTCAGGTTGTCTACAATTTTCAACTTGCATCCTCCTTCCTGTTCTGGTGTATTGATTTGGATTTTGCCAGCGAACTTGTCATAATAAGCTTGTCCGTAGCTGGCTCGTTTTTCTTGGACGCTCTGCCCCTGATTGGCAGGACGTTCAAATTGGAGAAGAACAGCATTGGATGCCTCACGGACAGACGGTGCACTCTTGAGGGTGCTCAGCAGCCCAGAATAGCCCACAGACAGCTCTTTAAGCAGGAAGTTGAGCTGGGCATCCATGTCCCCTACGGACGCTCCTGCGGCTTTACAGGAGGCAAGGAGAGCGTCCTTGCGTGACCAGTACGTCCACTGAGCTAATCCGTAACCGGCACTGTCTTTCACAAAGTTGGAATAACTGCCGCTATCGACAGCGGCAGTATATTCTTCATCAGTCATGCCAAGTTTCTTCTCGTATGTATTTTGGAGGTTCTTGGGATTCAGTCCGCTCTCTGCAAAAAGATTCCCCATCAAACCCGCGACGCCGAAATCATTCAGACCAGCAGATTTCAAATAGCGCCAGATTTTTTCGTCGGCGTTCATGCGAACCACCTCCTTGATAAAAGCATTGTTTTATAATCAGACAATCTTGTAATGCGGTTTCTCCTCACCAAAAAACCAATAGCGAAGATAATCGTCAAACACGATTGCCACAACGGACAAGCCAACCCACGCAAAATAGAACGGTAGGCAGACTTGCCCCAAAATGTTAAGTGGGAGTCCAGAATAATCCCAGACTCCCAGCTTCAGCCATATATTCACGATGACACCGGTTATAAACTCAAGGCAAGTTACCAATGTGCCGCCGAGCAAGGCTTGCCACACAATTCCCAAATCCCATGGGAACAGTTCATTGATTAGACCAATAGAAACAAAGCACAGCCCGCCAAGGATAAACATGGATGGGTGGCTATGCCCACGCCAAAGCATCTCAATACCGACATAGATTGCACCACCGATAACAGCAAGTACAAGCAGCTTGAGACATACCTTTAGCCGTTTCATATTAGTTGCCCAACTTCGCCGTAATAGCATTCATCTGAGCCTGCGCAACAGCAAGCTTTGCATTCATCTCAGACAAATATGGTTCCGGCAGAGTCATACCATATGTGACAGCAGAGATTTCCTCAGAACCTTCCAGAGACTGTACATACGCCTTTAGAGCGTTGTGATAAGTTGTCTGTGTGGTAATGAGGGTTTGCGCTGCGATATAAATTTGAGCAATCTCAGCGGCGGTATAAATACGGCAGACACCACCATCTGACTGATATGGGAATTCTGTGCCACCAAGTTCAACGACACGGAACAGGTTTGCAATATTCGCTTGGTCTTCGATACTGAGATTGAAATGGACTACGCCCTGAGTCAGCTCCAAATCGATGCCAGCGACGATGATAGCGTTACAGCTTTTTGAGATTTCTGCAATCTTCGCCGCCTTGATAACAGCAAGAGAATTGTCTTCGCCGACAATTTCAATTACATCTTCCATCGTAACCCAGCCTCGCTCAACAGCCTTCAGAAGACCGTTCGTATCAATAGCGCCAGACTGGTACATAGCTTTCAGTTTTTCTTTCATTGATTACACCTCCAGCGCAGAAAGAATCAATTCGTCAACAAGGTCACGTTGATGAGCGACCATCGCGCCGCCATCGCACTTGGAAACAACCACAGTATCAGCGCCCTCAATATCTTCGTGACCAACCAGATTGTATGGCACGCTGTCGAACGCCACGCCAATCGCCTCATCAATAGAGCATGGTGTAAAGCTACCACTCTCTGTGACTTTGATATACAGAACAGAGTCAGTCATACCAAGCTCAGTTCCATCCAGTTTGATAATTCGATACATTTAAGCAACCTCCTTTGCTCCTACCAGCTTTGCAATGTGTCGGAGCGTATCAATATCGGCATTAAAGAAATCATAGTTCCACAGCCAAAAATCCGCGTATTCGATGCGCTTATACGGCTGGCAGGCTGGGTCGTCCCAAACTTTGTCCCAACGATTCTGATAATTCGAATCACGCTTTGCGAGCGTTTTTTGAATGGCTTGTGTTAATTTCCCACGAAGCATACCTGCGCCATCGTCGTCACGGGCAAAGAACTGGTGCGCGTTCTCGCTTGTTACAACGCAGAGGAGCTTGTCACCGTGGAAGATATATCCATTGGTTTCTTCACATATGGTCATAGCGGGAAGATTAACCTCGCCGCAAATTGCTTTGTCCTTGAAACGTCTATGCACAACGTATTTCATCCTTTTGTCCTCTTTCTCTAAAGTTTTCAATTCGCTCCGGCGAGAAGCCGAAAATCGAATAAAAGAGCCTACGCAACCGAAGCACACGATTGTGGTCGTCGTAGGACTCAAAGTATGCGAGCATTCCGTTTACGGAAGTCCAGAGGTCGTCATATGACATTTCTCCATTTTGGATTTTTGTACGGAATGCTTTTATTTTTCTTCGTGCCCGCTTTACTCCATCACGATTTCCGTTCATCACAACACGACCAGTTTCGGTCAAAATAAATTTTGCTTTGCAATAACGGAACGGCTTTGTGAGCGGGACAATTCTTGACTTTGATTTGCTGACAGTTAGCTTGAGACTCTCTGCCTTTGCCACAATCAGAGCCATGATTTCTTTGGCGTCTCGGTCTGGCGGAACAATGACGTAATAATCGTCCATGTAATGACCGGCGCACTTGATAGAGAGCTGGCATTTGATAAAGTTGTCCAGTGCAGACGGAAACGCAATCATTTCTGCCTGACTTGGCTCGACACCAAGTGGTAGACCAACTCCGCCCGAAACAGTGTTGACAACATCGTCTCCGATTTTTCTGATATCTGGGTTCAGCAATAGCTTCTCATGCCGCTTGAAGATTTCTTCATGGGACACAGATGGGAAGAACTGTTTGAAGTCAATCAGAATCACATTCCCATCTCGTCCATAACGACGGAAGTGCCAGCGCAAGTCCTCTTTTAACATTCTCTTTGAGAACTCGAAGCCCTTGCCTTCAAGACTGGCGCCGTTGTTGTAAATCATCTCAGGACGATACAACGGTAGAAGTACCTTCTTGGTATAAACCTTGTGGACTTGACGGTCTTGGATTCTCGGTGCATCAATAGGGCGGGTCTTGCCGCGTTCTGAAATCGTGAAATGTACATATGCACCCGGAATCCATTTTCGCTCAAGCAATAAACGTCGTCTGCGTGCTGTTCCAGAGAACAGGTGCATCTCAAAACGTTGGGTGCTGTTCTTCCAACGAACACCGTTGCAGCATTTCTTTCCGGCTTTGTACATATCATCGTATCCAAAGACATCGTGCAGACCGCCAACTGCGGCGACGCGCCTCAGCCTGTTCTCTTCGCGCCTTGTCTTGCGCCTTTCGTAACGTCCTTTACGTCTACTCATAAAAATTATTCACCCTCCGTACAGATGTCTTGTAGGGCATCGTCTAATCTGCTTAATTCGTAACACATGAAACGAGGTAAGATGCATCTCCCGCCATGCACGCACGGAGACTCCGGCGGCGTTCGTGTCAAAATATCAAAGGGTAGTTTCGGACTTTCATCACGGGAAGTATTTCTCCTTTCGTAAGGGTCATAGTTCACCCTTTGGGCTACTACGATTGACCCAGACCATTTCTGGTTTACGAAATCCGGGGCGACGCCATTGGAATTCCTTGCGTTGTTATTGTTCGCGTTGCCGTTCGTGTTCACAATGCAGAAGTTGTTGCTGTTGTTGTAATTAGGAGAACGCTCCCACCACCAAGCAGTGGAACAGAGAGAGGCAAAAGACTCCCAACCGACAGGTTTTACAGAAATACACCCATAAATTTTCATAGACGTTTACCGGCTCTTATCGCTTTTCAACACATTGGTCAAAAGACCATTTTCTGCATCGATTAAATCACCAAGTTCCTGTGCCATGTGCTCCAGCTTTTTCTTCGCGTCTGACGCACCGACAGAGTTTCCGCTACCGGTCGTAAAACAACCGGACGGGTTCGTCATCATCAAGTCGTAACAATGCGCAAGGTGGACATCGAGCGCCATTAGGGAGGCTCTCGCTTCGAGCAGATGCTGCTTACGAAGTTCTTTTCGTGCCGCATCAGATGGATAAATGCTGTTTGCTTTTTCTGCGTGGTCTACTACTTCTGAGGCAAGCTCCGACACGGACTTAGATACGAGCCGGGAGTACCGAGATGACAACCTCGACAGGAAAGCGATGGTTTGGATGTAGATTTTGTTCGCCACATTGACGAACTCAGCCTTACTTTCAGACCTGTGTGCTTTTAAGACTGACATAAGAATCTCCTTTCGTTCTTGGATTTATTAGCTCCGAATGCACTATTCTGGAGCCGTTCACCACTAATCGCAAAGGGTGTACCCTTGCTAATTATAGGATAGGGAGGGGGACGAGGTTCCCTTGCATTTACCGCAGAGGGTGTACCGTCCCTCTCCCTCAATGATTTGAACACGCCCACTTCCGTGGGCTTGATACTGTTGATGCAGGATTAGACGCGGAAAGCCGGGGCGACGCCATTGGAATACCCTGCGTAGTTAAAGTTCGCGCTGCCGTTCGCGTACACAATGCAGAAGGAGCTGCTGCCGGAGTAATAAGGAGAACGCTCCCACCACCAAGCAAGGGAACTTGTTGCGCTGTGACGGTATTTCACCTTCGAATTTCCAGCAGAGTAATAGGCATACTGCGCCTGATAGTTCTTTTCAGCAGAGTTCGCATAGGTGCGTGTGCCGAAAATCTCATACTCAGCCAGCAACGGAAGGTAGTCTGTGGTCTTAGTGACATAAGACGCATTGTCACTACCACCGCCTGTATTGTCTGTGTAGATAGTCATCGGCTGCATAACAGCACGAAGGTCTGACGGAAGCGCAGCCATTATGAGCGAATGAGAGTAAAGACAATTGTGGATGAAGACTTCACTAATTATAAAAAGCCAGCGATGTTCATTGGAACGATTTCTTGTGGCGGTAAATGCTGTATTGAAGCAGGTATCCCGTTGTCGGTCTGTCAAAATGATGGGTGGCGTGCAAGCGCCCCCATCAGTATTGACGACGAACAACTGTGCCTCCGGTATCTGAATAATCCGCTTACGGAATCAATCGTGTTTGGTGGGCTTGAACCGCTTGAACAATTTGATGAGCTGTGTTCGTTTCTTGAGGTTCTTCGCGGTCAATTCCAGTGCAAAGACGACGTTGTCATTTATACTGGTTACTACTTTGAAGAAGTCCCTGAATGGATTCAACAGCTTGCCACTTATGGAAATGTGATTGTGAAGTTCGGACGATACATCCCAAACCAAAAGCACATATTTGATGAAGTGCTTGGCGTCGAACTCGCTTCTGATAATCAATACGCAGAGCGGTTCGACAGTTAAACATATTGGAGAAGACATCAATGAAAATCAACATCAATCCAGACAAAGAGTTCGTTAACGATATGCGCAAAGCATTGAAAGACAATAATGGCTTCTGCCCATGCTCCCTCGAAAAGAACGAGGATACAAAGTGTATGTGTAAGGAATTCAGAGAGATGGCAAGTGGAACCTGCCACTGCGGTCTCTATACAAAAACAGAGTAAAACGTCCAAACGAAAATAAGGAGGACATATGATTAAACGCACAATCAAAGAAACTGTCCGCGAGTACGATGCGGACGGAAAAGTCGTGAGAGAAACGGTCACTGAAACGACCGAGGATGACGATACCATGTATTTTCCACCATTCCAAACCTACCAAGAAACGGTTAAGCCTTGGTGGGGTGAGCCATCTTGTACTTGCAAAACAAATAGCTAAGGAGGACACAATGCAGAGAGTTGGAGAATTTGAAAAGGTCAGCTTTGAACAGTTCCGTGACGCGATGAAAGATGAATTCTATAGGGGGCAGGAATTGCCGCCTGCAATCGAAGATGACCTTAAAAAGATGTGGGAGGAAATTGCACTCCCCAGCAGAGCAACGACTGGCTCCGCCGGTTATGACTTTAAGGCACCGTTTACATTTGAGATGCGCCCCGGCGAAACAATGAAGATTCCCACCGGTATCAGAGTGAAGATTGACGAGGGCTGGTGGCTCGGTTGCCTGCCGCGTAGTGGTCTGGGCTTCAAGTTCCGTATGCAGTTTGACAATACGATGGGCGTTATCGACAGCGATTATTACTTCTCCGACAACGAGGGGCACATCTTCGCCAAGATTACAAACGACAGCAAGAGTCAAAAGATTGTGCACGTTGAAGCCGGTAACGGCTTTATGCAGGCAATCTTCATTCCGTATGGGATTACATACTCCGATGATGCAACCGGCGTCAGAAACGGCGGTATGGGCTCCACGGACAGCAAGGCGTAAGAGGAACCACACATGAAAGACTCATCTTCGAAAGGTCTTGGATTGTGCGATGTACTCGCCGTAGTTTTTATCGTTCTAAAGCTGATTGGCGTGATTGACTGGAGCTGGTGGTGGGTACTTGCGCCTGTCTGGATTCCGGTTATTATCGTAGTCATTGCTTACATAGTAATCAGTATCGTTGATTAGGTTCCTTATTACTCAAGAGGTAGACATGGGGCTGGCTTCACTGCCAGCCCTTTCTTTTTTTACATACGCGCAGCGCACGAGGAGGCGAGATTATTAACACCCTGCAAATCCCATTTTGGGAAAGGTACACACTGACAATTCAGGAGGCATCACAATACTTCCGCATCGGAGAAACTAAGCTGCGTAAGATTGTCAGCGAAAACAAGGACGCTGATTTTGTTCTTTGGAATGGCACACGCCCACAGATTAAACGTACAAAATTCGAGCGGTTTGTTGACCAACTCAACCTTATATGACATCTAACTTGAAAGTGAATCCAGACTATGGTATATTGAGAATGCCATGTTGATATTCATTTTCAGACAAAAAGGAGTAGCCATGCCTGAAAAAAGAAAGGACAACAAAGGCAGAGTTCTGAGAGAAGGTGAGGTGCAGAGAAGCGACGGGAAGTATATGTACCGCTATACTGATTCTGGTGGAGTACGCCGAGCGATTTATAGCTGGAAGCTTGTAGAGTCAGATAAAGCGCCTGATGGTAAGCGTAGCACAGAACCATTAAGGACTCAGATAAAACGAATCCAAAGGGATATTGATGACGGCATCAGCTCCCATACGGCGTACAGGATGACGCTGAACAGCTTTTATGACGCCTACATTGAGACCAAGTATGAGCTTAAAGCATCTACAAGAACCAACTATAAGTATATGTACAGGAAGTATGTACAGGACGAAATAGGCGCGAAGAACATTGCCGACATCAAGTATAGCGATATCAAGCGGTTTTACATCCACCTCATTAAAGATATTGGATTTAAGCCAAACAGTATGGAGATAATTCATACGATTCTTCATCCGGTCTTTAATGTAGCAGTGAGGGATGGGTTCATAAGAACAAACCCTACCGACGGTGTGATTGCAGAAATCAAGAAGAGTCATAACTGGGAGAAGCCAAAGCGTCATGCGTTGACAGAGACACAGCAGAATAGGTTCCTCGATTTTGTTTCCAGTTCGAAAACGTACAAACACTGGATGCCGCTGTTTACGGTCATGCTTGGGACAGGCGCACGCATAGGAGAAATCCTCGGATTGAGATGGGAAGATTGCGATTTCACGCAGAATATTATTGACATTAACCATAATTTGATATATCGTCAACAAGAAAGCGGGAAGATGGAGCTCCACATCACTACTCCGAAGACACGGGCTGGCACGCGAATCATTCCAATGTTTTCTGACGTGCGAGCAGCTTTACTCCAGATTCGATTGAAACATATGGAGGAAGGCTTCAACGAGTGCGAGGTTGATGGATACACGAACTTCATTTTTAAGAACCGGTTCGGAGAGATGCTAAATCCACACGTCATCAATAGAGCGCTTGAGAGAATTATTCGTGACTGCAATGCCGAGGAAACAGAGCGTGCAGAACAAGAACACCGAGAACCAGTTTTACTTCCACACTTCAGCGCACACAATCTCAGACACACATTCTGTACTCGCCTTTGCGAGAACGAAACAAACCTAAAGGTAATCCAAGAGATTATGGGGCATCGAAACATCGAGACAACAATGGATGTCTACAACGAAGCGACCAAGGAAAAGAAGATGTCCAGCTTCGCAAATCTTGAAGGAAAAATCAGAGTGTCCTGAGCTGGGTTTGACACCAGTTTTGACACCAATTGACCGAAAAGTTATAAGAATTTATGAGAACTTACGTTATTATAAAAGTCCTCAAAACGTTGTGGCACAAGGGTTATAAGAACTTATGAGAAGTTATGATGATACCGGGATAATATTCCCGACGATGAAGCCGCTGGACATGCCCAAGAAGGCCGACAAGGCGGAAGCCGCTCCCGCCGAAGTGAAGAAGGAGGAGGTCATCGACTTCTCCAAGGTCGAGATCGAGCCGCTGTTCGCTGACCAGGTCGACTTTGACACCTTCTCCAAGTCTGACTTCCGCGCCGTCAAGATCAAGGCGTGCGAGGCGGTGAAGAAGTCCAAGAAGCTGCTGCAGTTTGTGCTCGACGACGGCACAGGCGAGGATCGCATCATCCTCTCCGGCATCCACGAGTATTACGAGCCCGAGGAGCTCGTCGGCAAGACCGCTATCGCCATCGTCAACCTGCCCCCGCGCAAGATGATGGGCATTGACTCCTGCGGTATGCTCATCTCCGCCGTGCATCACGAAAACGGCGAAGAAAAGTTGCATTTGCTGATGGTGGATCCTCACATTCCGGCCGGCGCAAAGCTGTATTAAAAAATAACGAAAAAGAGTTCTCTCGGCAGAGGGAGCTCTTTTTTGTGCCAAAGGCACGGGGAAGCAGCGCCGTAGGCGCTGCACGGGATAAGGGGGCCATTCTCTCACGTGAGAGAATGGCCCTTTGAATCCCCCAAGAGAACACAAGGGGCTCTGCCCCTTGACCCCGCCATTGCGAGGTTTGGGCTTGAAGAGCTGCTCAGCCTGCGGAATCGGGTGTCTGCTGTTTTTTGCTGCGATACAATTTGGCTTGCTCCTATTATCCGCTGTCGCTCTGCCCATCTTGTAGAAGTACAGCCTAATTTCTGTCTACTTTGGATTTGTACGATCTTGCTGATGCCTGCCAAGGCGGCGTTGCTGCGCTCGCCACATTTTAATAGAAAAAACGACCGCGTCAGCGGTCGTTTTCGTTCTTTTTATCAGTTCGTTCCAGAAGATAATCGACGCTGACGCCATAAAAATCAGCGAGCGCGCACAAAACGTGCGGCGGCAGCATTCTTTCGCCGCTTTCATAATATGCGTATGTGCGCTGCGGAACGTTGATCGCTTCGCCGACCTGACGTTGTGTCAAATCGGCATCCTCCCGCAAATCGCGGATGCGCCGGTATCTCTTCACGTTTATCAC